GCAGCTTGAGCATCATCTTGCCCTTGCGCGCGCGGCGGCGCTCTTGTGGCTTGCGTTCCAGCCATGTTGAGCCGTCCGGTGCAGTCTGTGCGCCGATGCGGCGGGCATTGACGCGGCGCAAGTCCTCGCCGACGCGGCGGAATAGTTGTCGCTGTTCGGCGGGCGAGAGGCGGGCGATCGTGACGGCAATCCAGCGCTCCAGCGCCTCAAGGTTGCTCTCCATCGTAATTATCATGGGTACACCTTGCGGTCGATATGGGTCGGCGTGCAAACATCCATGTGGATACCGTCGGCGGCGTTGCGGACGTGATAGATTTCAGTGAGGCCGCTGACGGTAATCAGCAGGTCGGCGCGCTCGTCGTCCAAAATATCCGCCTCAAATTTGAGGGCGTCTGGTTTGTGGCCGGGTTGAGCATTGTGCAACCACTGGGCGACCAGCCAGCAGGCGGCAGCCGGTGAACCGTGGTACTCGACAATCAGCACTTCGGCGCTGTATTCGAGGCGCAGGTTGTGGTTGGTCACCTGGTCGGGATGTTCGTAATGGCTGCGCACCGTGCCGGTTTTGACGCGCACGGTGAGGTCTTCCGGCTGGATGTTCAGCCCGCTTGCAAGCAGGGCTTGGCGCAGGTCAGCGAGTTTTTGCATGGCGTTCGTGACGGGCTTGGCATTCGGTGCAGCGCGTGGCCGAGGGATAGGCGCGGCGGCGGGCTTCCGGGATGGGGTCGCCGCAGTCTTCGCATTCGGCGCTGCCGGGGACGGCGCGGATGCGGCTGCGGGCGGCGAGCGCTTGCACGCGGTTCATTTCTTCGATTTCGGCGGCTTTGTCGGCGATGTCCATTGGGTGCGGGTGGTGTTAATCCAGTCGGTGGCATAGGCGTGGCGGGTTTGGCAGTCGCGGTATTGGCTGGTGGCACGGCTGATCCAATCGATGAGGTCGCCGAGGCTGCCGTCATTGAGTAGCGGCAGGTCGGCGCAGGGGCGCAGGGCGCTCGCTTCGACCGGCGGCGGGGGCAATACCGGCGGGCTGGGTGGCGGGACGTATGTGCTGGTTGAGCAGGCTGACAGCGCCAGACTCAAGGCAAGGCTTTTGCCGGTCAATCGTTGCAAGGTAGGCATTGAGGGTGTCCCCGGTTTGTTTCAGTTGGTTTTGGGTGCGTTCGTGGTTGGCGGCAAATTCGGCGGCCAGCACGTCATAACGCAGGAGTTGCACGTTGTGGCGGTCAATGGCCGTTTGCAGCTCGCCGACAAAGGTCTCCAGTTGTTGACGTTGCACGCTCGCCTGTCCGGCACGGTAGGCATAGCCGACCGAGGCGATGTTGTAAGCAATCAGCACCGCCGCGCTCATGATGGCCAGCGGTTTAGACAGCATAGGGCGTCTCCCATTGGCGTGCCTCATCTTCGCGGCGCAAGCGCAGGACAGGTTTGCCCGCTGCGTAAATCCAGCGGTGCAACTGTTCGGGGACGGCGGCGTAATCGCCGCCGTTCAATTTGCGCAGTAGGGTGGATTTGCGGAAGGCATTGATGCCGACGTTAAAGACAAAGCTGACCAACGTATCGAACTGATGATCAGCCAGATCAACCTTGACCAGATCGCTGACGGCGGCCTCGGCAAGGTCGTTGTCGCGGTCAAAGAGACGGGCAATCTGGTCGTTGCTGAGGCCGTCGCGCCAGCGGATGGCCTCGCCCTCAATCCAGATTTTGCCGCTGGTCATCTCCGAGCGGGTGAGCATGTGGCCGACGCCGATGGTCGGCAGACCGGCGGTGTCGTAATACATTTTGCTGCGGCTACCCTCGCGGGTAAGCAGTGCGTTAATGCCGGTCTGGGTCATTTGGCGAGTTGCTTTGGTCATGGTTATTGCTCCGTAGTTTGGCGAGGATGGCGAGGATGTCGGTTTGCTGATAGCGCTCCAGCGTGTAAAAAATGGCGCGCACCGCCGTCCAGCCGGGCAGGCCGCAGAGAAAATAGATTGCCCCTGCTTGCATCCCGGCCAGCTCGTCGGCGAGCGGTTGGAGGTTGAGGTAATGGCTGATGACGTAGCTGCCGAGGCCAATCGAACACATGACGGTGCTGATGATGGCGCTAAACCATTCGCGCGGGCTTTTCGGCTGTGCCATCGTCATGACGACGATGCTGGCGGCGACCGGGCCGACGATGTAAATGAGGATTTTGGTCAGTACCGCGCCGAGGGCGGGTTGCGCTGCGCCACCGAGGGTACTGTTGGTAATCGGGTCGGGCATGGTTATTCCCAGAGTTTGACGGTGGGTGCGGGTTTGGCGGTCGGGGTGCGCGGAATATGAACGGGCGTCCCCTCGGCCAGCCGTGGCGAGTGCAAGGCGTGCGGGTTGGCCGCCATAACTTGCGCAATCGGCGCGGGGTTGCCGGTAATACGGTAGAGGACGTCGTCGAGGGTTTCGTACTGGTGTGCGTAAGCGGTTTGCATTCATGGCGCTCCTCATATCAGGACGATGGTCGCGCGACCGCGTCCCATCAGACTACGCAATGCTTCGCGTGAGCGTTGCAGCGCGGTATCAATGCGGCTTTCGATGCCCTCGGCGCGGCGGCTACCGCTGTCGGTGGTGTCAATGTCGCGGTATTGCTCCAGTTCGTAGGCCTTAGCGCGCTGCCATACCGCTTGCAAATAGCGAGCGGTATCGCGGCCTTCGCCGAGGGTGGTTGCGGTTTGTTTGGCGCGCCATGGACGCAGCTCGTCGGTAATGTCTAGCATGGCGCGGTTAAGGATTTCGGTGCTGCGCGCGGGGCTGACGTTATCATCCACGCGCATCCGCAATTTCCATTCGGCGACGGACAAAGGTGGATAAAAATCATCCGGCGGCAAAATTCGGTCTGCATTCGCAGGCGGATTGCCAGGGCTATGCGGAATAAATGCGCTCATTTATACCTGCCCGCCTGCATATTTGAGGCAGTGGTAAATCTTTAACAGCAATGGCACGGGGACGGCTCTTTTGCCTTCTTCAATGGCATTCAAATGGGCTTCCGTAATTCCCGTAATTGCCGCAAATGATTGGACCGTTTGCCTGCATTCCAGTCTTTTTTGCTGCAATTGTTCGCCGAATTTCAATAATTCGCTCATAGCAAAATCCTTAATGAAAAAGTGCGTGGTTGATGACGGTAACAGGAGAAAACCCGTCATCCCTGCCACGCGCAGGCTTCCACAGGTGCGCGGTTGCAGCGGACAAAGGTGAAACTAACGGAAAGCCTTTGCGCCGCCACGCCCCGCGCGGGCTGGTTGAGTCATTGTTGTGCCGGGGGCGGGGACGCCGCCTCAATCTCTTTTTCGATTTTGGCAATCGTCGGTTTGGCACCGACTTTGGGATTAAGCTCTACCGCGCGGCGCAGGTGGATGAGCGCGCGCTCGTTGTCACCCTCGGAATACAGCGCTTCGCCGAGGGCGCGGTGCAGTTTGGCGAGTATCTCGTCCACCATGTCGTGGCCGCTGATAGTCTCCAAAACATCGCCCAGTTGCAGCGCGCTGATGGGCGGGATAACGCCGTCCGGGGTCTTGAGCCATGCCTCGGCCGCCATTTCGGCGAACACGGCGGGGGCGCTGCGGGCAAAACTTTCCGGGGCAGGCAGGTCGTGGCGGACAAGGTAATCACCGACGCGCAAGGCGCGCTCGATGTCGCCCACGTCGAAACACCACGGCAGCATTTGGCTGATGACCGGGTCATGCGCGCCGCTGTCGGCGGCGAGTGCGCCGTCGATATAGGCGTTCCAGTTCTCTGCCATCAGCTCGGCCTTGCGTTCTTGGCGTCGTTCGGTGGACTGGATTTCTTTCAGCTGGCGCTTGTCTTGCGCCAGTTGCGCCAGCGCCAGTTCATGCGCGCTGCCGCGCACCGGGGTTTCTTCGGTGGCGGCACGTTCGGCGGCGCGGCGGGCTTCTTCGCGCTGTTTGTGCAATCGTGCAGGGCTTGCCATGTTTTACTCCCAGCCAGAGCCGTCGGCTTTCGGTACTTTGATACCTTCCACCAGACAGCAGGCATCGTAATCTTCGATGACGTAGCATTCATTCATGCTGCGGTATTCTTCGATGCGGTCTTTTTTCGGATTGTCGAGGTAATACAGGCGCGTCGAACCGGCTTGCGTATAAATAGAGAGATTCGACAGCGGCGTAATCATGAATGCATCTTCCGGGAAGAATGGCACCGCGATGGTTTTCAGGCCGCCGAATAATTGGCTGACCATTAAACTTTCCAGTGCGCGGCGCTCGGTCGGTTTATCGTTGTCGCCAATCAAATGCAGGTATTTGTCGGTCAGCAATTTGCGTCCGGCAATCACAATCAACTCGTCATCGTGATACCACGGCTCAATCAATTCGTGCGCAGCGTCATAGACAGCAGCGTCGATGTTCGGATAGTCTTTGTCGTTGAGATTGCCGATTTTTTTGCCGTTCATGACCGCACTGGCTTTGTGCGCGCGCAGTTGTTGCAGCCAGCCAATATTGACGTCCTGCAATTTCGGGTTGGTGGTGCGGTTGGTATCAGCGGCGACGGATGTGCCGTTAAAGCCAATCATCAGGCGGTCGCGTGCAATCTGTTTGCTGGTTGCAAGGCGCAGCAATGATTGAAATTCGGGGCGATGCCGCCAACTGTCGAGGGTGTTGTAGCGGATATGCGTATCGAAATTGGTTTGTTCGCAGCGGTATTTGTCATTTGATAGAGATTTGACGTCGCGCGTTTGCCGTTCGGCATTGCCGCTGGTATCGGTACGCCCGGCAATGGTACTATTGACGCCGATAAAGACTTTTTCGCCCTCTTGCTGGTCAACGGTAATGTGGTTAATTAGCGAGAGGAAAGAGCTGCTTTCCTGTATCTTTTCCAGCAGTTTTTGTTCAACGGATGGTTCGACGTTGAATTTCTGCGTGGCATCGGCAACGTGATTTAATTCTGCGATGCGGTGCAGGAATTTGTTGAAATGGTCGCGGGTTTGCTTGTGCATTTGTAATCCTTAGCAATCGGTTTGGATGTCGGTTGTGCCATTGGCGATGGGGCGCGGGGTAGTAAATATTTGCGCTGGTTCAGGCGGATTTGCCGGGGTGGTATCCAATGCCTGTTTCAATTCGGCAAATTGTTTTTCCAGCTCGGTGAACCGGTTTTTTATTTCGGCAATCTCGCCCTGCAATCCTTGTTTGCCTTTGTTGTATTCAGAGGCGACAGTAGTGATCGCTTCTTCCATGTTGGCAAATTGCTTGGCATTGTCTTTTTCTGCATTTTCCTGTTTGGAAAATATCGCCTTGATTTTTTCCAAAATGCCGGGTGATGGTTTTTCTTCGTCATTCAAATCTGCCGGGACATAATCGGAAAATAAATGTTCCGGCGCTTTTTGGATGGCACTGAAGGATAGGCGGCTGGTGCCGGTACTTGCCGGGCTGTCGGTTACAGCAAGGCCGACCAAATAAGCCTCGCCGGTATCGGCGAATTTCGGGTCAATTTCGACCGAGGTATAAACCTTTTGCCCTGCCTGATTGATTTTTACCAATTCCGGGGTCGGATTGATGGCGGCGAGCAATACGGTTTTTCCCTCTTTGTTTTTTTCGGTTTTTAGGGCGGTAACATCGCCCAATGCCGGGAAAGCGCTGTCGGCATACAGGCCACGGATATGCTCCAGCCAAATACGCGCGCCATATTTGGCGGGGTCGTAATTCTTTGCCATTTGTTCGAGGTGTTGGCCGCTAATTACGCGGCCATCAATGGTTGCGCCTTCGGTGGCGACAATGTGGAATTTCAAGGGCTGCTCCGGGTCAGGTGATTCGGTGGCACGATTGTTGTCGCGTTTGCCGTTTTGCTCAATCGCCACTTTCCCATACGTGCAATCTATGGGAAATTCGTCCTTTTGCGTACGCGCGCGCCTGTCCATCATGCGCGCCATGATGACCTTAATAAATCCTGATCTATCTCCCGAAAAAAATGCGCGCCTCTTATATTGGCGCGGATTTACCTGTGCCGAAATTGCCCGCCTGATGGGCATCCCCGATACCACCGTCCGTTCATGGAAGACGCGCGAGGGATGGGACCGGGCCACAACTGCCCGCCGTATCGGCGAGCAGATTGATGTGCGCCTTGCTGTCCTCGTTGCCAAAGACGACAAGTCCGAAAAGGACTACAACGAAATGGACAAACTTGCCAAAATCCTCGAACGGACGGCGCGCATTGAGCGCTATGAGGACGGTGGCAATGAGGCGGATTTGAATCCCAAAGTGCGAAATCGCAATGAGGCCAAACGGCGCAAGGCAAAGGAGCGTGGCGATTCCGGAAAAATTGACGATGAGATGCTTACCGAATTGAAACGGGAATTTCATAAACGCATCTATCCGCATCAAAAGGCGTGGTACGAGCATTCCAAGAAATACGAAATGCGGCAGTACGTCAAAAGCCGTCAAATTGGTGCGACGTTCTATTTTGCGTTGGAAGCATTATTGACGGCATTGGATACCGGCAAAAACCAGATTTTTCTTTCCGCCTCGAAAAGTCAGGCGCATATTTTCCGCAGCAACATTGTCGCCTTTGTCGATGAGGTGTTAGGCATACAACTCAAGGGCGAACATATCAAACTGGCACCGCGTACCACACTATATTTCCTCGGTACCAATTCCAATACGGCGCAATCCTATTCCGGCGATTTGTACATTGACGAATATTTTTGGATTCCGCAATTCAAGAAGCTCAAACACGTAGCGGCAGGGATGACGGTTCACGATGATCGCCGTATTACTTATTTCTCCACGCCCTCAACCGTTACCCATGAGGCTTATCCATTATGGACGGGGGCGGAATTTAACAAAGGCCGCCCAAAATCCGAGCATATTGATTTGGACGTTTCTCACAAAGCGCTCAAGGATGGGCGGTTATGTGAGGATGGCTATTTCCGCCAAGTGATTACCATTGAGGATGCTATCAATAGTGGTTTTGACCTCGTTACGATGAAAAAATTACGGATTAAATTTCCGCCGGGGCAATTTGAGAATCTGCTTATGTGCCAATTCGTCAATGACACGGACAGCATTTTCAAGATGGCCGAATTGCAGCGCTGCATGGTCGATGCGTGGACGCTGTGGAAAGACTACACTCCGCTCGCCGCCCGCCCACTTGATGATGCGCCGGTGTGGATTGGTTACGATCCCAGCCGCTCGCAAGATGACGCCTCATTGGTAGTCATCGCACCGCCACGGGTAGAGGGCGGGATTTTCCGCATTGTCGATAAGCAGAGTTTCAACGGGCTGGATTTTGACGGGCAGGCGCAGAAGATTCGGGAATTTTGCAGCATCTATAACGTGACCAATATCGCCATTGACGCTACAGGTATTGGGCAGGCGGTTTATGACTTGGTACGCCAATTTTATCCGCGCGCCAAGAAAATCATTTACACGGTCGAGGCAAAAAACGAAATGGTGCTGAAAGCGAAGCAGCTCATCCACCACGGCCGCTTGCAATGGGATGCCGGATGGACGGATATTGCCCATGCCTTTTTGACGATTCACCAAGCGCAAACAGGCAGCGGGCGGCAGGTTACTTACAAGGCGAGCCGTACCGCCACTACTGGCCACGCGGATTTGGCATGGGCGACGATGCACGCGCTGATTAATGACCCGCTCGGTACTATTGATGAGGCCGGTTTCTCCGGCAAACGCGGTTTTGCCCGTATTTTTTAATTTTGGGAGTTTTAATGTTCAAAGGCAAAAAAGAAAAAACCGCTGAAGCGCAGCGGATGTTTTCGTTTCAATGGGCGGGCGAGGAAATCGAAGTAACCGGCGCAATGCTGTTGCAATACCTCGAATGCGCATTCAACGGCGAGTATTATGAATTGCCGTTTTCTATTGACGCACACGCCAAATATTATTATTCGTTGCTTTATATTCGCAGCGCCTTGCAAGCAAAAGCCAATATCCTCACCAGTTGTTACCAGCCGCATCCGCTATTGTCGCGGCAGGAATTTTCAAAGCTGATTATGGATTATTTGTGGTTTGGCAATGCGTATTTGGAGCGTTCGTATGCGCGTAGTGGCAAATTGTTGGCTTTGCGCCATTCCCCGGCAAAATTCACCCGCCGCAGCCGCGATAACCGTTACCGCTTCATCATCCGTGACCGGGATTTCTTCAGCGGCTACGCCATTCACGATTTCCCCAAAGGGTCAATTTTTCATTTGTTCGAGCCGGATGTGAATCAGGAGATTTATGGTGTGCCGGAATGGTTGCCCGCCATTCAATCGGCGCTACTTAATGAGGCGGCCACCAAATTCCGCTTGCGCTATTACCGCAATGGCTCGCACGCAGGCTATATCATGTATTTGACCGACGCCAATATCAATGAGGAGGATATTGACACCTTGCAGGAGCAGTTGAAATTATCGAAAGGGCCGGGAAATTTCCGCAATTTGCTATTGTACGCACCCAATGGCAAAACGGATGGCATCAAATTGCTGCCGATTTCCGAGGTCGCCGCCAAAGACGAATTTTTCAACATCAAGGCGGTGTCGCGCGACGACCAGCTCGCCGCCTGCCGCGTGCCGCCGAACCTGATTGGCATTGTGCCGACCAATTCCAGCGGCTTCGGCAGCATATCGGACGCGGCGACGGTGTTCGCCCGCAATGAGGTGCGGCCGTTGCAGGACCGGTTTTTGCAGATTAACGATTGGCTCGGCGAGCCGGTCATCGCTTTCGAGGGATATGAGATCGCGGCGCTCGATCCAAGTTAATTTGCGTCGCCTCAAATGAGGACGAAAAAACGGAAACGCCGGGAATGCCCGGCGTTGTTTTTTATGCGGCGGTTTTGCGGAACAGGTAACAGCGCACGGTGCGCGGCCTGCCACGCAGGTTGCTGGTCATGGAATGACTGGCGGCCATAAAGCACGGTTCGCAGGATTGGGGCAAGGCGCGCAACAGCTCTATCCGCCCCGGCATCGCCACGCCGTGTTCTTCGGCAAGGCGCAGCGCCTCGTTCAGGTTCACCGCAATCTGGGTGGGGGCGCGGCTGTGGTTCAGCACTACCCCCAGTTGTTCCAGCGTATCTACCGCCGCCCAGAAGCGGGCTAGCGTCTGCCGCGTGCGTTCGTCCAGTGCGTCGTTCGGGTCTCGCGGGGCAAAGGCGTCAAGCGCCGGGGTGTCGTAGCCGAGGCGGTCGCTGACGGTTTTGAACTGTTCGTGCAGTTTTTCGCGCAACAGCGGGTCGCGCTCATGGCGCAGTTCGCGCAGCAGCGCCAGCCGCTGGTTCATGTAGCGGATTTCATCCGCTGGCGACAAGACGCCATAACCGCCGCTTTTGCGGATGGCGGGCAGGACTTCTTCAAATACCCAATCTTGAAAACGTTTGGCGCTTTCCAGTTTGCTGCCAAAGATGAGGCGATAAACATCGGGTTCGTCAATGACGCGAATTTCTTGTTGCCCACCTTTGGTGGAAAGGGGGCGGTGATTCACCGCCCCCCTACAAAATTGTTGAATCGCATCATTGGGGCGTGCATAACCCAAAGCGATTGCCACGTCTTTGGCGACAAACAGCGGTTTTTCCGCATCAGGGATGATGCGAACAGCATTTTCTTCAAAGGCGAGCAGAATCGGGGTGTTGTTTTTCATGCGTGGCTCCGGTTTTGCCGGTCGATGGCTTTCAGTTCGTCCACGCAGCGTTCCAGGCGGTCATTGAGGTAATGCAGCAGCAGGGCGGTGTTTTCCGGCGGCAGGTCGTCGGCGGTATTGAACAGGGTGGCGATGTCGTTATAGGCGCGGCACAGGTGTTCGAGGTTGCCGAAGTCGTAGAGGACGGTGAACAGGCGTTGTTCGGGAGAGGGATTGCGCATGATAGGCTCCTGTAATTTAGTTGAAGCCGCCAAGATTGAGGGCGGCGGGTCTCAACTACCGTTACAGACGGCTGGCGGTATTCCCCGGAGGTGTTGTATTTCCGCCTATCGAC